TCAGTGTAGGTTATCTTTGTCGGACCCGGCATCCAGGATGTAACGCCGCCGATCGAGAAGCTCGCGCGCATCGTCAGAGGCATGTATCGCGGATTGAATGTCGGCCTTATTAGGCCGCACAGGGGCGGCATCCTGTTTTGTTTCTGTCTTTGGCGGCTCGATCGGGACCTCCTGTCGCCGCAGAGGAGGCGTGACCACAAACCTGGATTGATTGATTGGCGGCGCGCTGCAGCCGAACAGCAAGAGAACGATCGCCAAGCACCACACGCGGATCATCTCGCCTTCGGACGCTCGACTAGTTGCAGCTGCAGGTTATTCAGTCCCTTTTGGATATCCACCACTGCGGCGCGCATCTCGGTGGCGAACTCGCGATCCTCCTGGCGGCGCTCGACGATGGCGTGCTCAGCCACGGTCAAGCGGGACTCGAAGCCAACAATCGCGACTTGGTATTCGCCGCGCATTGACGCCATGTCGCGCTGCAGACTGACATATCCGGTCACCACCGCTCCAGTCAGCGCGATGATCTGTAGGATGTGTCCAAGATTTACTTCTGGATTAAAGCGAACCCGAGGGAGCCTTGATTCGCCATTCATCGCCGCCTACCGACGATCCTGATCCCGCGAGGCCCGAAGCTCAGCGTTTTGGTCTCGCCGCCGACGTGAATGCAGCATTCACCGGTAGCCTCGTCAGCCGTAATGATCTCGCCCGCCACGTCGGTATAGTCGTCCGTACGTACGATTTTCCAACGCCGTTTGTCTTCGGTGCTGTGCCAGGATTCGAGCTTCATTGCGGAATTCCCATGATGGTCCATGCGAGATTTGCCAGAGTCGCGTCGGGCGAGGCGGGCCCGATCACGGTCAGCACGTCGCCGGCATTGAATACGGTCGCTGAGTTCATCGTGAATGTGGCCGCGGCAGCCGATGGGGCGAAAACCATAGTTCCGACGTTCGCACCGTTCTTCTGGATGTTGAATATCGTTGACGCAGTTGCGACTGCCGCAGCGGTGCCACGGCTGCCGGAAAGCCCGGCGGGCACAGTTACCGGGGCGGCGAATACATAACTTTGGAGTACGACGTTTGCCGTCGGCCTGCCGCTGAACGAGCCGCTCACGATTATCGAGGAGGCCTGCCCGGTTCCTTTGACGGCGTATGTGTATACAGGAAGTGAGTTTAGGCTCTGCAACCCGCCGCCGACAATATTCATCGACGCGAATTTCAGATAGATCGTTTGACCGATCAGCGTATTCGGATAAGAGAACCGGCCAATGGATCCGTCGAGCTTCGCGAACAAGGTTCCCGGCGGATGATCGGTTATCGTGCTGCCGTAGACGCCGCGATAAAGCGTGCTCAGCGCATACTTGCTGGCCGCGGTGAGCGTCGCGGTTTGATAGGCGAGAAGCTCACCACCAACGTAGCAGAGAGTGACGAGATTTCCGGCATCGGTGCTGGAGACCGAGACAAGCTGACCCTGGCTTTCGGTTAGATCTACTGAGAGTGTGTTGGTGGCATCGGGTGAGGAATGCGGCGGCAGATCGGCCGTTAATACCCCTTGCATCGACAATGAGTTCACAGTCCCGGCGAGGGCATAGGAGCTGCCATCACTGGAGATCCAAATCTGGGCTCCTCCCCAATTCTCGCCACCCGAAAGCGCAACCCAGATCTCCAGGCTGCCTGTCAGCAGTGCGGCAGGAGGTTCGAAAATGATCGGCGCGTTGATGTTGCCTGGAGGCGAGCTCCAATTCGGGACGTAGCCGGAATTCAACTGACTCGGATTCACCGTCGCCGTCGAGTAGCCGCCGAAGAAATCTTCTGCCGTGATCGACAGCGTGCCCTCGTCATCCTCCTCCACTGCGGTAACCCGCACGATCAATGCCGAAGCCCCGAGCCAAAGATCAGTGATGGCTACGAGATCCATCGGTTCGAGCAGGCTATATTTCCATCCGAGCTTGAAGGTATAGGTGTTCCGAAACAGCAATGCCCGCTGCAGTAAAAGTTGCGCGACTATTGGGCCGACGTTAAGCGGATCGACGATAGCCCGTGCCTTCAGCGAGCTGTCGCGGCGTATCCCGTAAAGGTCGATTGCTCCTTGATCGAAAGTCTCGACGATCGCTGTGTTGTAATTATTCGATCGGTCGAGACACTCGAGTTGAATCGAGTTGGAGGCGTCGGCCGGGGTCGACCGTGTGATATGGACTGGATCATCGCTGAAACTGCCCGTGATCGGCCCAGATCCCGATCGAAGCGCCGGCCCGCCCGGGGCTACCCCGGAATTTGTGCCGACACTCGATTCCTGGACGATGAAATCATTCCCGCCAAGGCTGTAAAGAGGGGTAGTATCTGGCGCGTAGGCCGCACCATTGCCGGTGACGGGCCGATCGCCATAGGGGATGATCTTCAACAGTCCGCCCGACCACACAATGGCACTGTTGGTGATCTTGACGATGTCTGCGAGGTGTTGTTGCGCTTCCTGCTGTGTATCGAGCATCGGCGACAACACGAGACCAAGAGCCTGGCAATACGTTGAATAGAGACTGAGATCACCCAGATTACTGGCCGGGAAGCCGGCTCCATAACGTGGATTAGTGAGAAAATCGGAGACAATCGCAGCCGGATTTGCGTCAAACCCGTTGGTCCCGCTCAGCGACAGTAAGCCTTCCACCTCGAACGAGAAATTCGGAAGGGTCGCCGTGTTACCCATCGCGAAATTGTTGGCCACGATAGTTGCGGTTCCGGAATAGCCGAGGACCTCGTCGGCATGGCGTGTTTCCCAATACGGATCTGCCGCCTGTCCGTCGCTTCCGAGATAAACAGCGGCCGGCAACGAGGACAGCGTTCCGATATTTTTGTCCCACCATACCGAGCCGATGCCGGAAATCGGCCCTTGACACACACCCAGAATAACCGAGGCACTATATTTATATTGCTGTCCGCCACCTTTACCGCCGCCACCACCTTTGCCTACACCGCTCTGTTGCGATGATGGCGCCGCTTTGAAATCATCGTATTCGATCAGATTTGGCGAGACGCGGGTTGTACCGTAGACGAGCGGGATAACCCCACCCTGTTGCGAGGTTTGGAATTGCAGCGAGCCGACCGCCTTTTGTTGCTTGGCGTTAGACCCGCCGCCGAGAATGCCACCCATATTTTATTGTCAGAGTTCGAGAATGGGAAAGGGGTCGAAAAATCGGACCGGGCGGCCGCTCAGTGGCGCCTGGTCGGCAGCACCGCAGACAACTCCGGCATCCCACCATGCGTGGATGAGCTTCGGCCATGAGACGACGACAGCCCCGTGTGAGAAGCAGCGCCCGAATTTGAATACTGCGACATCGCCTTCCCGAGGCGGGTTCTCAACCTCTCGCGCGTAATGCATCAGCCCCTCGAGGTAGCGCTCGGCGTCGCGATGCAGGTGCCAATCAGGCGGATAGAATGGGACGTCGATGTGCGAGATCACCCCCGCGTTTCGGTAAATTTCAGCGAGCAGCATCAGACAATCGGTGCCGCCGCCCTTGACCCGGCCCATGTGATGATAGGGTGTGCGGAGCCAGGTTTGCGCCTCGGCAACAACCATTGACCTCCGGCTCACACCGCCGTCTCCGGCGTCGGGATGAAGGGAAAGCCGCCGAAGTGAATGACGTTATTAAAGACATTCGTACAGGTCGAAAGTGTGCGGTCGCAACCTGGGAGCAGTTGGAATTGGTCATTCGTTAGGATGGGCGAGAGAAATGCCAGCTTTACATAAACCCAACCACCGGCCATGTTTGCGACCGTGCGGCTCGATCCGGCATTTGCGCCCGTCACCCCAATTACGGTTCCTTGAATATAAAGGTTCGGCGGAGTTGGATTGACGGAGGTGGCGATTTGAACTTCACTCGAGCTGGGCCCGGCCGAAAATGTTGCCTGCATGGTGGACCGGTCGAACTGGCACATCGCATCGCCGAAGGTGTGAGTGCAAGATGACTGCCACAGCCGGCGCGGCAACTGGATGTTCAGGAGCTCGAGATGCGAGCGGCATTTGAGGTCGATGCCAGTACGGGTACAGTCGATATCCGAAATGCGGCCGGCGAAGAGGATCACGGTTCCCGGGCTCGTGTCGCCGTAGGTTGGCATGAATGCCCGTTCTAGTTGCAGGAGTGCGCCGTCGAGCTGTCCCTGCCAGGCCGCTTGCAGAAACGGCACTCCGCCAATCAGATCTGTAGGCTCGGTATAGATCTTGACTTCGAGCTCGTCGACCTGGGTGCCGATAACGACCTTGGTTTTGGAGCGCTCGAATTTGGGACCAAGCGCAAAGGTGTAGCCATTCGCGAAAAGCGCAGTAGGCGCCGCCGAATAGCGCAGCATCGACCCGCCCACGAGAGTGATCGTATAGAGGTCCGCCATGATGAACTGGCTGGCGCTCGAGAGGAGCGCGATCAGGGCGGGGCTGGCCGCTTTCACGACCGCACCGATATAAACGTCAATTTTTTTACCTGCCAAAGCCGATACATGAAATTCTCGAAATCGTATTTGTCGTCAATGAATCTACAGCGGAAGTAATAAGTGAAATCAGCGGTGATGATCAGCTCACTACTGGGAGGAGTTGCGAATGTCACCAGCCCGGTGGCCGGGTCGACACTGTAGGTCGACGGATCTTGTGTAATCCCGTTGAAGTAGATCGCACGTACGACGTTCGGCGCGATGATTGGTTCCAAGAAACCGCCGCCAGGCAGGGTGGCCCCCATTGCACGCTGGAGCTGGAAAGAGGGCGTGCTCGCATCCCCGACGCCGATCTGCTGCCCGGCGACTTGCCAGTCGCTGGGGTCTTGAAACAGGAACGTGCCGAACGCTCCCTGGCAGAGCATGAAAAATCCGAGCAGGGTCCGCAGTTCGTCGTAGCCAGCAGCCGGGTTGTCGCGCAAGAAGTCGTAGACCAGCGCGAATTGCCACAACGGATGAGGATAGTCGAGTGCGCGCAATTCGCGCCCGGATACCGCGCGCTGGATGCGCGTCTGAAAGGTCGGGCTTTTGGTGACGCTCCAGGCAAGCCCGGGCAGCGACGGGAAAATCAGAGCCATCACGCCGTCCGCAGCATCGAGCCGTTGCGCATCGCCTTGTTGACCGCGTTGACCAGAAGGCTTCCATTGCTCTGGAAAAATCGCTTTACGTCTTGACTGTCGATCGCCGAGACGTTGACCACGACCGCGCCAGACCCAGCTCCACCATTTGCGGAGATCATGTTCTGAAGGCCTTGGCTGATATTCGCCGGTAGGATCATTTCGTTCTGGTGCACCATAGCAAGCTGATCAGACGGGACCATCCAGCCCCCCGCCGCAGAGGCAATCCCGCTGGCGGCGGCCATTACGGTGGCTTCTCCCGCCGCAGCAGGTCCAGCCGCGGCCGGCCCCATTATCGGAGCCAGGAATGCAAAAATTCCCGAGAACGCCTGCGCTGAATCAGTCATGATGCTCCTGACCGCATTTGCCGCCTTCACCGCCAGCCCGGCAGCCATTCCCTCGCCATCCGCCGCGGTGCGAGCGGCCGCGCCGGCCTCGGTTGCGGTTGTCATGGCGAGCTCACTGGCAATCCAGTTGGTCAGCATCTTGACGCCCAGGTTTACGAATTCCGCTAGTATGGACTGCGCGATATTCGCTACTGCCTTTTGCAATGTCGTCGTACCCAATATCATGCCGGTGATCGAGGTATCGAAGGCGCGCTGGATCGGCTGCATCAGGCTCTGCCAGGTTCTTTGGCTGGTCTGTGAAGCCTGAAGATCCAGCTTTTCCTTGTCGCCCTGAAACTTCTGGTAGGCAAGCAGCTCTTCTCCCCACACCTTTTCATCCGCGGCGGCATCGTTTCCGTTGCCGGACGCGGGACTGGCCTGGATAACGCTGGAGACATCTCCGAGCCCGCTACTCGGCGTCATGCCCGCGCCTATCGACCCCATGAGGTCGGCAGTTTTGGTCTGCAGCGCACCGATGCCGGTCCCGATTTGGCCGGTAGCGGCGTTAAGCTGCGACTGCGCCTGCTGGGCGATGTCGCCGAGCCCGGCAAGTTGAGCGCGCATCGCATCGGTCGCTGCTTGAACAGAATTTGATGCGGCCTCCATTCCGGATCGGAGGCCGTCAATTTGGGCGCTGATAACGACGCTGGTTTCAATATCGGCCATTATAGCCTCTTGCTAACAAACTGCCTTCCGCGCTGCTTGCGCGTTGCCGCGATTTCTGCGGATGCCTAGTCGGGAATTCCCGCCCGAAGGCGGAGTTCGGCAAAATCAAGGATTACGGGCGAGAGCCCGGCATTGACGTCTCCGGCACCAAACCCAGGCCCCAGCTGAGCGAGCAACGAGCTGGAATCCGAACCCGGTCGCTGTCCCCCTCCCATTGACGTCGGCGGGACCCTTGCGGTTTTGTTTTTGGCGATGCCTAGATAGGCCGCGATCAGTAGGTGCGCCGGCGGGTGTTGCGCCCAGTAGGATGTCAGCTCTTCGATTTGGAAGAGCGTCATCTCGTCAATTATGGGGTAGCTGTATCCACAGGCGGTCGCGAGGAGACCATAGATTTCTCGCCAGGGTTCATCGTCCCCGCAATCGTATCTGAAACGAAACTGGCGCTCGCGCTGCCTGCCCCCGGGCTCGTCCCGGGGGCTGGTGCTTCCCCCATAGCGGCTCCACCTGGCTTCAGGCCGGAGCCGGTCAGGACGGCATTCAGGACGGCACTAGCATTCCCGAGATCGAGCAAATTCTCGACTCTGTCCGGGGTCGTCTCGGGATAGTTGCGCTGGAGCGCCGCGGTGACGATGTCGATCAGTACGTTGATTTGCGCTTCACCCATCGATGCGCCGATTTCGGTCAGTTGCCTCACCTTGGGCATCAACCGGCGGAGCTGGCCGAGGGTAAGTGGCGGCACTATCCAATCTTGCCCGCCCATTGCGACCGCTACACCGGGGATCATCACTCCACCGTGCTCAGATAGCCGATCGTTCCCGAAGCGTCAGCAAAGGCCATGAAATCGAGCTCGCTAATCGTCCAAGTATCGAGCTTAGTCGGTAATGACAGTTTATTTGCCGTGCATGCGTTCAGGCGGAGCGCTGTGCCGTTGCCGTTGTAGGCAGTGTAAAACGTCGCCTTGAAGGTAGGAGTGATACCCATCGGCTGGTTTGCGAGAGTCACTCTGTTGCCGCTTGTTGCGACGTTGTATGTGTATGAGATCAAAATCGCGGCGCTAGCGTCGGCAGAGGCGAACGTATACGCACCGGTAGCGAAGTTGACCGAGTATTGGCCGGCGGTCGAGGGCGTGGTCACCCGGTTGAAACGCCTGCCGCTTCCGGCGTAGCTGATGCCGAGATCATCATTGTAGCTCGCGGCATTGGCGGGGATGACCGTGTAGGGCGTCGTCGCCGGAACCGTCGCGGCCTCCAGCTGGGAGACGGCGAACTGCCCGGTAGCCGGCGTCACCCCGAAAAAAATATCTGAATACAGCAAACCGAGGATCTGCGCGAACTTAGCTTTCCCGGTTATCTTGCCCTGCCCACGCGCTATGGCTACTGGGAACTGGAGCTGGCCGTAGAGCTCTTTGTCGCTCCAGTCGAAATCGATCTGTATGTCCTGCAGCACACCGAATTGTCGTGGGCCGATGCCCGATCCGATTACATCGGTGCGTTCGCCCCATACCGCGCCGGAGCCGAAGCTTAATTGCATGTCAATTACTCCCCTTCAAGAGCCGCTTCAGCCTCTCTTTGGCGGCGTGGGCGATATTCCAGGCCTGCGTATCGCGGGCGACCGCCGAGCCCGGGAAATGGTCAACCCACCAACGTTCAATCAGCTGCTCGATCGAAGGAGGTGCGGCGGTCTGGTTGGGGCGATGATCTTCCTCGGCCATTGGTCACTCCTTCGAATAAAGGCGCATTGAAGGAAACATTGATGTGAGCGTGCCCATAAATGTTCGTATTGATTAGCAGCCGATTTTCAGAAGCACAGAATTTCGACAGGCACAATCGCGATGGCCTGATCGCCGAGTACGCCCTCGTCAGTATGAAGCTTACCGGCTATATAGGCGTGCTGGACCATTTGGGGCAGTCCAAGGTTCTGGATCCCAGTTGTCGGTGACGGTGCGAGCGCGGCTTCGAGAGCGTCGAGCAGCGGGTTCAAAACCGCTGCCGGCGCCATATAGGGGTCGGTCGAATGGGCGTACACGTAGAATTCGCCGTAGAGTGTCCATACGATGGGCGCGCCGAGCTTTTTTATTACTGCTTGGCCCCCTTTTTCGCTCATGAACAACGCCGGCTGCTCCGCCGGAGCAACCTCCGCCCAATGTCTTAGACGCCGATTTGTACTGGTGAACCGCGCCGCACTTGCGCCGAGCTCCCATAATGCGGCGTAGATCGTTTCACGAACTATCATCGGTTGATTTCGAATGCCAAGCTGCGGCTATCCACTGCTGCAATGCGTGTCATAAACCGCCACCTGTCGCTTCTGACATTGAGGATAAGGAAGTAAAGATTATATGCGGAGCGATCATCATCGCGTTAGCACCTCGCGCAATGCCGCTTCCGCTTCATCGCGTATCGCAGGGTCCATATCTTCCAGTGCCGAGCTTAAAAACGAAGGCTTCGGAACGTCTATCCGGCGACGGTATGACCGCACATTGATCGCCTTACGAGGTCTCGGGCGCCCAAACGCGTTTGTGATACGGCGCAGCTTTGCTCCGACGCCGACCGCGCCATATCCGTGAGCGTAGGCATATTCCCTATCGCTGGAAACTGTTGCTGCAATCCTGTCGTCGCTCTGATCGAGTTGCAGACTTGTGCTCGATCCGAGCGACCCAGAATGGCCAGTCAGGGTTTGGCCAGTGAGCTCATTCTCCTGGATCTTGCGCTGAAGTTCGATTCCCAGCGTGGTGATCGCACTGGCGAGCCCCGAAGCGGCCAGATCCGGAGTGGTGCGCAGCCATGCCAGCACCACGTCGTCGCCGACGAGACGGGCAGTAATCATAGGACGCCGGATATTATCGCGGGATCGGTGGCGCTTACCGCCGGAGCTTGTTGGATCGCAGCGATCGGTGCAACCAGACGATATTGTTGCAGCAGCGTTTTGATCGCATCGCTCATGTCCTTCTGCGCGTAGGCGACTGTCTCTGCACCGCCCAATGATCTCGAGACTTCGCCGATGCGAGTACGCTCCCGGTAGCGCAGCGCGACGAGCTCGATGCATGCTTGTGCAACTTCGGGAGGAGTGGTCGAATACCCGGCCGTATACGCTACAACGACGTTCTGCGCCCCACGATTGAACCTGTAGCCGCGAACCGAAAGCTGTGTGGAACTGAACCGGTAGCCCGCTACATTGAACGGGGCCGCCGCAGGAACACCCTGACCGTCGATCGTCAA